AATAAACTGTTAGTGACCATCAATAACCTGATCGAAGACGTCAACACCGGGGATGATCCCGCGTCGGTCAGTGGACTGGCAGACAAGTTAGTCAAGCTCTCCTCCGTCATTGAGCGCCTCGACAAGAAGGCCAACATCGTGCAGACGGTCGACGTCTTTATGGCCTTTTCCGATTGGGTGGAGTATCAGGCCAAGAGTGACCCGGAGGTCACCGTAGCTTTTATGAAGGTACTCAATCGACTGCACAACGAGTTCCTGCTGGAGCGGGCTAACGTAAAGGAGTAAGCGCGGGATGGCTGTCACACGCGAAGAGAAAGAAGCCCGCCGCCTGTGGGAGGAGCACTGCAAACGGGTGCAGAGTCTCACGGAGCTCTCCCCCGAAGCAGAGAGGGAGACACGCGCCCAGCGGGACGCCCGTATCCGCCGCCTGTTGGCGAACTACCCGGCCTTCTGCGAGTACTACTTTCCGCACTACATGCGCCGCACAGACCCCGCCACGGGCCTCGTGACGGGTATCGTACACAACGCCCCCTTCCACAATGCCGCCTTCCGTGATATTCTCCGCAATCGCACCTTCAAGGCTGTCTTCATGTGGCCGCGCGGCCATGCCAAGTCGACACACCTCGACATCTTCATCCCCATCAACCTCATGGTGCGTGGAGGTGGGGAGATCCATTGCGGCATCATCGTCAACAAGTCGGAGGATGGTGCTAAGACCCTGCTGGCCGACCTACAGGCCGAATTAGAATACAACCAGCGGATCATTGCTGACTTCGGCACGCAGAAGAACGTAGGCGACTGGCAGCAGGGCGAGTTCTCCACCTCCGGCGGTGTCAAGTGGTTCGCCGTCGGCCGGGGACAGTCGCCCCGTGGACTCAAGAAGCAGGAGCAACGCCCGGACTACATCGTCATCGACGACCTCGACGACGACGAGATGAGCCACAATGAAGAGCGTATCCGGCAAGCTACCGACTGGGTCAAGCAGGCGCTCTTCGGCGCCTTGGATGTCGGCCGTGGCCGCTTCCTCATGGTCGGTAATGGCTTTGCCAAGCACATGGTGCTGAAGAATATCGCCGATATACCCAGTGTGAAGGTCTCCAAGGTCTACGCCGTCGACAGCAACGGATCCCCCGTCTGGGCTGACAAATGGACGAAGGCCGAGGCCGAAGCCTATGCCGACTTTGTGGGATATGCCTCGTGGCAACGCGAGATGATGCACAACCCCGTCGCCGAGGGTGGTATCTTCAAGTGGCAATGGATCCGCTACAAGAAGATCCTCCCTTTACGGAAGTACGACCAGATCATCTGCTACATCGACCCTTCCTTCAAATCAACGACAGCAAACGACTACAAGGCCGCCCGCGTATGGGGCAAAACGGGTCGAGAGCTCCATCTGATCGACTGCTACGTCCGGCAAGACACCGTGGCTGGCATGGTGCGATGGCTCTACGACTTCCACGAATCGCTACCGGAAGACGTCGCCGTGTCGTACTTCATGGAGGCCAACTTCATGCAGGACATTATCCTCGATGAGTTTGCCCGCGAAGGCGACCTGCGCGGCTACCAGCTGCCTATCATGCCCGACCGTCGGAAGAAGCCCGACAAGTTGCAACGCATCGAGGCCGTCTCTCCCCTCTGGGAGCGCGGACTGGTCTACTACAATGAGGCCAAGCGCAACGACACAGACATGAAGACGGGCATCGATCAGACCCTCTCGCTGGCTCGTGGCAGCCGGGCGCATGACGACGCGCCGGATGCCGACGAAGGCGCGATCTACAAACTTCAGAAGGCCTCCCGTGAGGAGCGCTTTGAACCCATCTTCGGCGAACGCCCCGCCCCCAAAGGGGCGTGGTAACTCACTCAACAATTCAACAATTCAACAATTCAACACAACTCATCCGACATGATCAAGAAACTTCTTCTCGGCCTGCGCTTTCGGCTGGCCGTTCATAAGGCCAACCGGCAAGCCCGCCGATACGGCCGCAAATACCTCGTGATTAACGTAGGCGGCAGCCTTGTGACCCTCTCCAAGCAAGAGCTCACGCTGCTCGTCCGCCGTGGATACTTCTATCGCGGCATCACGGCAGCCCATATCGAAGCCCACGCCCTCCACGTAGCTCTCCCACGGCCCTCCAGCCGGTAGGGTTTCTCGTTTTTCACTTTTCGTTTTTAGCTCCATGTTTTTGAACAATCTCGACTATCAAGTGATGATCGGCCAGCGTGCTTTCGACCTCATTCAGCAATCGGATGAGGAGAACCGCCGGCGCGCCGAGGAGATGGCCCGTGAAGAGATGGCCGGCTACCTCAGGCCCCGCTACGACGTCGAACGCATCTTCGCCCGACGTGGTGAGCAGCGCAACATGCAGATCGTGATGTTCCTCTGCGACATCACCCTTTACCATCTGGCCTCGTGGCTCCCGCAGAAGATGGGCTACGAGGTTCGCGAGATCCGCTATCGCCGTGCCATCGAGTGGCTCCAAGGCGTGCAGAGTGGCAAGATCGTCCCCGATCTCGACACCCCGAACGACCCCAACAGCGATCCCCAGCCCTATAACCTCAAATGGGGCTCCGAGCAGCACAGCAACTATATCTGGTAATCCCCAACAACTCCCGACAATGAACATCACCGACTTTTTCAGGCGGCGGACGGCTTCCGAGCTGACCACCGTCAACACCCCATACGGCCACTTTGATCTCGCCAAAAAGGCTGACGCCCGACGTGTGAAGGCCGTCATGGCCGAGGTGCAACGACAGGCCGAATCGCTCACCCGGCAAGAGATCGACTCGTGGCGCTCCGGCTGGCAGCAGGCGCTCGATGTGGAGAATCCCTCCCGCCTTCGCCTCTACAATGTCTACCGCGACGTCGAGGTCGACGGCCACCTCTCTGGCGCCATCGGACAGATCAACGGCTTCGTCAAGGCACGCAGCTTCAAGATCATGTTCGGTGAGGAGGAGGACGAGGAGGCACGCCGCATCTTCGATCGCACTTGGTTCAAGACACTCGTCGACCTCTATTTCTCCGCCCGCTACTGGGGTCATACGCTCATCCAGTTAGGCGACGTCGTCTTCACCGAGGGTGGCGTGCCAGCCTACGACAGTGTCCTGCTCATCCCCCGCCGACACGTCATTCCGGAATACGGCCGTGTCGTTGCTGAGCAGGGAGACGACTGGCGCAAGGGCATCGAGTATCGCCGCCCGCCTTTCTCCGACTGGCTCATTGAGTGCGGCGGGCCGTACGACCTCGGGCTCTACCTCAAGGCCGCTCCACACACCATCCCCAAGAAGAACATGCTCGCCTTTTGGGACACCTTCGGCGAGGTTTTCGGTATGCCCATGCGTATCGCCAAGACCACCTCGCGCGACCCATCGACACTGAATAAGATCTCCCACATGATGCAGAACATGGGAGCGAAGTTTTGGGGGGTATTCGAGGAAGGGACGGACATCGACTTGAAGGAGAACCAGCGCACCGACGCCTTCAATATCTATGACCGGCGTGTGGATCGGGCTAACTCCGAGCTCTCCAAGATCCTGCTCTACCAGACGATGACCATCGACAACGGCAGCAGCCTCTCACAGTCGGAGGTACACCTGGAAGTGCTCAAGAACCTGATCGAGGAGATTGCCGATGGCCTACGCGACATGGTCAACGGCCAGCTCATCCCCCGCATGGTAGCTCACGGTTTCCCCCTCAAAGGGGCGTCCTTCGAGTGGGACTACGAGGAGGACTACACGCCGGAACAGATGACGGCCATCGAGAACATGCTGCTGAATAATTTCGATGTGGATGCAGGCTACTTCGAGGAGAAGTATGGCGTGAAGATCAACGGCCGCCGGACGTATGCACCCGTTCCTGACGGGCCGACTGACGCCGACGAGGAGAAGATGAGGCGGACGCTCACCCGTTTTTTCGGGCAAGCCCCCCGCGGTGGGGGCGACCCGTTTCTTTTCGACTTCTGATCGATAGGCAGTACTACGGCCATGCGCACGCTGACGCCACGCACCCCTGCCCGGCCTGTGGACTGGCCAAGCCGAAGGGGGAGAACGAACTGCCTATCGACATGGAGAAGTGTCTCGAGCAGGCATTGCGCGATCTCTACGATAAGAAGGTTGATCCCCGGCGTGAGCCCGATCCAGCGCTCTATGGCGGCTTCCTACGCACTTACAACCATGCCGTCAAGCAGTCTGTTTACAAAGATGAGCAGAGGACTTTAGCGCGTCAATTCAAGAATAACAATGAGGTTTTCTCCGCCTTCCGCGCCCACCGCATGAGTCGTGATATGGCGGCCCAGATGATTGACAAGGAGGGCAACCTGAAGTCTTTCGACCAGTTCCGTAAGGATGTAGAACCTATTGCCGATCACCACGTCCGGCAGTGGCTCCGCACGGAGTACGACATGGCGCTCTCTCGAGCCCACTTAGCGTCCGAATGGGAGACCTATGAAGCGGATCGAGACATCATGCCCAATCTGCGCTGGGTGGAGAGTACGGCCGTCACCCCGGATGTAGTGCATAGTAGCTTCTGGGGCATGGTGCGCCCCGTGGACGATGCATTTTGGGCAGCGCATCATCCCGGCGACCACTGGGGCTGCCAATGCTCTCTCGAGCAAACGGACGACCCCGTGACGCCCATCTCTGACGAAGTGATTCGGAAGGCGCCCCCTCCCTCTCCCGGCCTCGAGGAGAACCCCGGCAAGACCAAGCGCATCTTCTCCTACAACAGTCCTTACTTCCCCGGCTCATGCGAGACATGCCCTTTCCGGCACTTACTCAAGGAACCACGCACCGAGAAAGACTGCTACAACTGCCCGGCAGCTGTTGAAGCCTCCAGTAGGACTTATGCCAACAACGTGGAAGTGCTATATGAATACAACGGACATACCCTTACGCGACACGTTGATGTGGAAACAGACAAGCACGACTATCAAAACGTAGTCGATGTCTGTAAAACATTTGTCCGACAAGGGAAGTCGTGCATTATGACGCCAAAACTGAATGGAGTAGAGAAGAACCCGAACTATCCAGCGATCTATGGCGACTTGATCGGAACGGAATTCGAGAAGAGTTGTCCCGATATCCGCATAGGAGAACACTGGTATGAGCACGAAGGCTACGATGTTTTAAGGGAAGGCCAAAACAAAGACAAGTTCTCAAGTTTGCTATCCAGAGGCTTAAAGCAATCTAACAGGGTCATTCTCGAAGATTGCAAGGTAACAGATCACTGGGCGATAGAAAAATGTATCAGGCCCCATCTTCTGCGAGGGAGAGACATTGAAGAGGTCTGGATCCACTCTGGAAAAGGTAGGCTTCGGTTGCTCTGGAAACGACAGGGCGGCGACCATCAATAAAGACAGCCTCCGCCCCGCGGGTGATCCCCTCGCAAGGGTATCGCCACAAAGGTAACTCAACTATTCAAACACCGATCAAACGGCATTCAAACAGCGCATAAATCATGACCGACAAGCAATTTTTCCACAAACTGGCGGCTGTTCGTGGAGACATCGACAAGCTGGTGTCCGATAAGTGGCCGCGCAAGGCCGGTGTGATGGCCGTCAACCTCTTCAATGAGAACTTCCGCAAGGGAGGCTTCTTGAACAAGGTACGCGTGGCTTGGAGGCGCACCCAGCGGCAGAACAACCCCCGCATGACGAAAGCCGGCAAGACCACTGCCGCCTCGTCCTACGGCCCGCTGCTCAGCTCCCGCCGACACCTCTCCCGATCGAACGAGAAGATCGTCAGCAACGGACAAGTGACCATCGTCAACAAGGTGCCCTACGCCGCCGTGCATAACGACGGCGGACGCGCCGGCCGTGGACACAAGACCGAGATCCCCAAGCGAACCTTCATCGGCCCTTCCGAGACTCTCAATAAGCAGATCAAGGACATGATCGTCGAAGACCTCGACAAGCTCCTGAAGAAGTGACCAACAAAGTTTGCTCGTCTTATTTATGAGACGAGCAAAACTCGCTATTCATGTGGGTTCGCGGGGCGTTCGGCTGCCCCAAGTTCGATTTTTATGACGGCTTTCGGGGCTTATCCCACAGCAACAGCAAGGCCCGGCAGAGCGTGTCTCTACCGGGCCTTTTTACATGTCGACGGCCGCCTGTCCATCACGGCCTCACTACTGAAATAGTCAAAAGCTGAAACGAAAAAACTCATGTATATAATGCAGGGGCATCGCCCCATCGTTGTTTACAATTGCAAAGCCGCCTATTCTCACGAACCCCAGCGGCTCCTTCTGTCATTTCTGAAAAACCAATGAATTCAAATAAGATCACGTATGCTTGTTCGTCTGCTTTGCGACGAGGAATCGGTAGAGGTCGGCCGACGTAGCCAGTGGAATCTCGCTGCCGTCTGCATTGTAAGCCTTCAGGTCGTCATTCTTCCTGCCGTAGTCCAGCTCGTAGATGAAGTAGTCCGTCCAGCTCTGGCCGTCCGGATCCGTCTCCGTGTCGTCCATCTCTCGCTTTATCGCCTCGACGATCGCCTCGTGCAGCAGGGCGTTGTCGTACAGCATGCCGCAGGCCTCGGGGAATATTTGCTGCATAAGTCTGCTGTTTCGCCTGTCCTTCTCCACCTGTGCCTCGAGAGCGGCGAGAAGCCCTTCAAATGTCGCTTGCGTCATCATGCCGCACCCTCCTTTCCGACGCCTTCCGTGGCAGCCTTGTAAGCCGCCTCTTGCCGACGGATCCAGAGGGCAATGTCCTTCCAAGGCAGCATGCCTCCGGCGTTCTTGTCGTCTACGTAGCAATGGGCGTACACCTTGCGTGCATCCGTGCCGTAGGCCGTCACCTGATCTGGCCGGTGATCGTTCACGCGGTCGAAGTGGATGTCCTGTTCCAAGAGCCAGTTCACCATCTCCGTTTGCTGGCGCCCTTCGCGGCATGTCCAGATGATGATGTAGTGCCCCTCGGCGTGCAGGGCGTTGATCTCCTCTCGTGCATCCGGCAGGGGGCGGCCGATCCCCGGCCACTGGCCATCGTGGATCGTCCCGTCAAAGTCTACTGCGATGATCATGGCCGTGGCTCCCCCTTTTCGCTCAACTCCTTGTTCCGCATCCTCACGAAATCGTCGTACGCCACGCAGCGGTACGTCTCCACCATGTCGATCAGTTCCTCGTGATCGTGGTTTGTCTCTGAGCCTACCCGCTGGAGCGCTCGGAACGACCGTCCGCAGACGTTGTGCAGCGCCCATAGCACCTCGTCAATCAGGTCGAACACCTCGCCCAGTCCCTCCTCGGAAGCATCTGGCCCCGGCCATTCGGTAATGATGTGCAGCCGCACCTCTTGGTTCGTCTTGTAGGAGCCGTTGTCCACATACGCCCAGTCCGTCGGACTGAACTCGATAAACACTGCCGGAAGCCGAAAGGGCATCTCCTGCTCCAAGAAGCTCATATGCTGGTTCCACAGATCGATGTGGGCGATTGGCTGCGGCCGGTCGATGCGTCCTAAGGCATCCCGGATCACTTGATACAGTTCTTTTCTCATTGTCTCGTTTGTTGTTTACTTATGAAGGGGCGATTCGCCGTCTGCGTTGCGGCCGATCTTCCCCGACGCCTTCAGCATCTTGTAGAACGCCCGCTCGCAGATCCCCAGTTGCGGATGGATGTAGCGCCGCCAGATCTCCCGGTTCGACAGCCCGCTCTTCACGTACTCGTCGTAGATCCGGTTGACCGCCGTTACGCGCTTTTCGTAGCTCCGCCCTCGCGGATTGAATCGACCCATGCCTGTCGTTTACACCTCCGTCATGCTAAGTGGTACCGACTCCCATACGCCTGACTTGCTGCGGACGGCAGCGCGGATATAGTCCTTCGAGGGACTGGGCTGATAGCTCTCCTCGATGATGCGCACGCCCTCGATGAAGCGTTCGTCCTTCGTCTCCTCGGCCAGCCGCCTGAGTTGCAACACACGCTGCGCCTTAAGTGCACCCGAGCTATCGCGCGAGAGCAGGCGGAGGATAGTCTTGACCAAGGTGCGGCTCTCGTCATCTTTGGCCAGCGACTCGATGTAGCCCTTGACCATTGCGATACCCTCATCCACCGTGTCGCGGTAGTTATCTAAGAGGTAGTGTCCGACGACAATGCGCTTCGTACCCTCGGAGTTGGTGAAGGTGTGCGACCGCTGGTCGTCCTTCACCCCGAAGAGCTCTGCCTTCATCTCTAACGCCCCACGGAAGGCCTCTGCGGCCTCCGTCTTACGCCGGGCTATCTCGTCGCTGATATTCATAAGTCGTGGCATGACGGTCTCGATCGTCTCGTCTACCAATGCGGTGTAAGCCTCGCGGTCGGCCTTGCGTTTGGCCTCCGCCTCTTTCTTCTGTTTAGCCTCTTTGAAGGCCGCGAACTCTTGGCGCTCCTCGGCCGTCATTTCTACTGTTTCCATATCGTGTTTTATGTGTTTATATGTTCCTGTGTTAGGCCTTCGGCCGGTAGTCAAAAGTAGGTTCTATCCTACTACCCTCTGACTACCGCGGCCGCAAGGCCGCATAACTACCCTCTGCTATTTACCTCCCCGGGGGTGTACACGAAGTACATCATCGCTCCGGGCTGTTTTCCGAGCTCGTCCACCGTTATGCGGTCGACCGTTTGAAGGTCTTTTGTACGCTGTTTGAACGCGTTGTAAAGGCTGCGCAGCCGATCCACCGGGATGCGGTTGAAGCTCTTCGTCCCAGCCGCTCGGCAGGCGATGGCTTTCACCTCGTCCACCGTGACCTCGCGCTTCATCTCGCGGCAGTAGCTGAAGATGGCGGCTATCACCCGCTTGCGCCAGCGGTCAGCCTCGGCCAGACCCGGCGTGCTGAGTGTGGTCAGCCGGTCGCAGACCTCCATCAGGCCGTGGCAGTCCAAGTCTAAAGAGCTCTCCACGCCGTAGGCCGAGAGGATCGTGCGTTTGCCGTCATCGTCGATGCCAGCCTTACCCAGCAGGGTGTGAAAGCGCTTCACCAAGCGCTTCTTCTCTCTTTCCATGAATGTTGTTTCCATACTTCGTTTTTGATTAGTTGTGATTGATCATTTGACATAAAACTCTTCTGCCATTTTCTCTGAGATGGTAAACTTTCCCGTTCCACCGAATCGGCTTGTGACGAAGGCCTTAAAACCTTGTACGGAGAAGATCACGTCTGAGTCCTGCATGATGCGCAGCGCCGTGCGCCCCTCGGGGCTGGTACCGCGATTGTTCTTTACGTGGCTGATAAAGACGAAGAGCTTGTCTGGGAACGTCATCTTCAGCTGGCGGTATTGGCTAATCTGTAGCCCCATGAACTGCACCGAGTCGATGAAGACCACACCGAACCGCTTCATGTGTTTGAGGCGAAAGAAGAGCTCATCGTAGAGCTCTCTGTCCAGCATGAAGAAGTTGCGACCCACCTCGTCCATTCCGTGCCGCTCCACCGCCATTCGGACGGTCTTGCGGATGCCTTCCTCTACACTGTCGTACACCACGCGGTAATGCTTGGCCAGCGCCTTGGCCAGAATCATGGCCATCGAGGTCTTGCCGTTCTTCGAGGGGCCGTAGATGAACCATGTGCCACCCACCGGCTCGGCCGGCCCGATGGCTTCGTCCAGCTCCGGCCCCAGACTGATGCCCTCTGGGTCGACCATACGCGTCAAGTCGCGCGTGCTATAGGCTCTTTTCAGCTTCATTCGGCCGTCTCCTCCATTCGCTCTTCGGCCTGCCGACGCATGCGGTTCAAGGCATGGCACTTGCGCTTGACGCGCCGGAGGTCGCCTTCGCAGTCCTTCTTCACGGTCTCAATCTCGCGCAACCCTTCTACGCCATTAGCCCGGCAGACGTCCGAGATGTCCGTCGCGCTCAGCCCCGGCATGGCCACGAAGCGCCGGCCGATGCGGGAGTAGATCTCCTTGTAGCCTTTCTTGTTCAGGCGCAGGCCGCGGCGCACCTTCTTCTCCAAGTAGTCCGTGGCCATCAGTACGATGCCGCAATAGTCCTCTAACTTGTTGTAGAAGGTGATGAAGAAGAACATCACCTGGTCGCTCAGCTTGTCGGCCTCGTCGAGGATGATCAGCGGGTTCTCGCGCCGCTTGAGCTCCATGACCACGTCGTCCACCATGTCGCCCACCGTATCGCCCGCGGGGTTCTTACCCATCACCCGGAGCAGCTCTCGCAGGAAGGTCTTGCGGTTCCAGTATTCCGAGCAGGCCAGCACGTAGACGTTCGGGTTTTCCGCCCCGTAATGCGCAGCCGTCAGCGATTTGCCTGTCCCTGCCTCACCGCATACGGCCAGCACGAGGGCATTCTCCTGCGCGTCAGCGAAGATGTCCGACAGCGCCCTGTAGTTCCTTGTTTCCACTATGTTCCATCTGGTTTGTTTCACTCCGATCTGTGCCGCTATGCTGCGCCACATCTTCTCATTGATCAGCTCCCACTTGCCGGTCACGATCTGCGTCACCGTGGCGGGGCTGACCCCCACTAACGAGGTGGCCGCCCGCTTTTGGCTGCCCTTCATCTCGCAATACTCTCCGAGTCGCACCCGGATCATCTCTTTCTCTTCGTTCGTTATCATCTTATAGTTCGTTCAAGTAGTTGTAATCGTCCTCCAAGGCCGGTACCAGCATGGTTTCCTTCTTCAGTACGGTACCGATGTCCTCGGGCTGTTCTTTCTGCTTTGCCTTCGCCGGCTTCTTCTTTTCAGGCTGCTCTTGTCGCTGCCTGTAGGCCGCCTCCTTCGCGGCACGCTCCACGCCGCGCAGCTGGGGCATCCGAAGGCCATACAGGCCGGGGTGCATACCTTGCCGCTCGAGAAGCTCTTCGGTGGCCTCCTGCATGTTCGCCCGCGCCACCTTGTTGGCCAAGTTCATCCGGCTGATGAAGCTGCGATCCTCGGCCGTCTGCTCCTGACGGGCGCGGCTGACCTCGATGTACTTCCGGGCGAAGGTGACGAACCGCAGCTGCCCTTGCGAGTCTCGTGTGTAGAGCGCCACGGTGGTCATATCCTCCGGGTCGTAGCCGACGAAGAAGTCGCGGCCTACGTTGCCCCGGAGGAACTCCCCGTCGGGCAGGCCTTCCGGGGTCAGCACCTCCCACGTGTAGCGCTGTCCGTCGATCGTCTTCTTCAGTCCCGAGGCGGTGTATTTTGAGGAGTGCTCCTCGTCCCGCTGGCCGAAGATCCGGAGCATGTCGAGCGCCGTGACGGCCGTCGATTCGGGGTTGACAGACTGGGTGTACATGT